CAAATATGGTTATGTTTTTTAAGAATGGTTGTTTTCTTTTTTGTGCATTGTCCATACCAAATTGAGTGGATGCTTGTAATAATTCATAGGCATTATCTTTGGTGGTATTGACACCACCAGCATTGGCCACTGACAGAGAATCTGATATGTTGTATTCGTAATAGGATTTCCAAAATGCATTCACAGTGTCAGCATTGTCATCATGAAAAGTTATGGTCACTGGAGAATATTTGATCCTTGTGCCCACATATATTTTTTTATTGTATTGTAATTTTTCTTCTAAATTCATGTCATACTTGGGCAACTCACAACTCTTGACCAACATGTTCAGTTCTAATCTTTCGTTGGTCGTGAATGCTCTAGCTGGCACAGTGTTGTCTATATCGAACACCACATGGAAAAGGAATTTTTGTTTGGGTGCTAATTTAAAATTATCATCAATATATAATCGACTGGCATGTTGGAAGTCTTTCATGCCTGGAAGACCGTTGCTGAATCCTGATAAGAAATTATTAATGCTTGGCATACCCTATATTTATAGTCACAAAAAAAGCGCCGTTAAAGGCGCCTCTTTTGCTATAAACGAAATGTTGAATTATATACCGCCGCCTGTGCTTAATGAACCTATAGTTCTTGTCAATGCTGTGCCAATTCCTGTGCCTTGTGGAGTTTGTACTGCGTTGTCATATCTGATTGATAGTGTGATTGTAACTGGTTCAGATGTGGCATAAGCTAGAGTGTTGTAGTTTGCTGATTGTACGTATGAGCCGTAAAGTTCCCAAGTTTCTAATACACCCGGAGTTGATGCGCCATTACCACCATCTAGCATTTCAATTCTAGTGGTGAATTTGTAATCAATACCTGATGCTGCTGAAGCCTGTTCAAAGAAATCAAATTGTTTTTGCACTTGTTCGCCAACCAATTTAGAAACAGAGTTATTAACATCGTCTCTTAAAGTTAATGTGATAGCTTCCCAAGTGTGTTTGCCGGCTAGGTAAACTCTTGAGTTGTAAACATCCAGTGTTATATCATCAAAAGTTAAATTAGGTCTTGTGACATCAACCACTTGTTTAGTAATTTCTGATCTTGGTGTAGATACGCCAAAGTTCTCAAGTATTACTCTAAAACGATACTGAAGTTTTGGCATCAATAAACCCTGTGATGCTGAACTCTGATCGTTTGCTAATGGTACTGTAAATTTACTTAATGTTGAGATTGCCATATTTTTGTTCCTTTTTATTTACCGGGTATTAAACTCCCAAGTTAGCTATTTCTCCTGTGTTTTTAATTCTTAAAGGTATGTAGATAAACTCAACTGATTTCACAGGCTCAATTGCTATGTCAACATACAGTTCATTTCTGTCAATCCTTGTGGCAGTGTTGTTTGTTTCATCGCACACCACTAAGAAGTCATATAATGCTCTTTGACCTACTAGTTCTAACAAGAATGATTCGATAGCTGCTTTGATTTCATTTCTTGTTAAAGAATCATTTGGTTCAAATATAAACGGTTTAGCTATCTTGTCTAATTGTGTTCTCAGATAAACAGTCAATCTTGAAACGTTGATTCTATCTAGAGCCGATGATGTTGAAGTCTTGGTTAAGTTACCAAAATTTACAATACCTGCTCCTGAAAAGAATGTTAATGGATTTACTTTGGCAGTGAACATACTGTCTCTCACGGATTCCGTCAAAGATATAACTTGAAATTCTCCTGAATCGCTTTCAATGTATCCTACCGCGGTAGCATTGTCTACGATACCTCTTCGTGTACCGGCCGGAGCAAACCATGGGAATGCTACGTTGTCATTATTTGCCAATACTCTCAGCATCATGTGGCTTGGAGGAACGATAATAGTATTACCTACATTATCTGTGGTTCTTCCTGCTGGATAAAACACACCAAGATAATCACTTGAAGTAACAAGGCCTTCTTCGCCGTTATCAGCAGCGCCAGCAGCGTTATTAGACCAATTGCTGATTGCCGTAGATGTTGCTTCCAATCTCATTGGAGAATCTCCAACTACGAATGATGTGTTATTTCTATCTGTATTTAGATTAACTAAATTAGCAATCACTTCAGGATATCCAGGACATGCAATGATGTTGAATCCTCTTTGATCTTCTCTGATTGCTTGGTTTGTGTCAATTTCTGATTTCAATTGCTGAACAATTACTTTTCTCACAGCTTTTCTTCCAAAAGTTCCTGATCCATCGGCGTTGTTTGCATTTTTAGTTACCCATCTGTCTGGATAGTACCCAGATACTGATTCATTGCCGTATCTTATGTTACCTTTGCCTGAAGATCCAGAACCTGGATAAGTGGTCGTGGTCACGTAACTGTTTCTGTATTCTTTAACATTGTTTCCTGATCTTCTTGTGTTGAATAGCAAGATTGATTTTGGATATAGAGCTGGATTTGGACAATCTGGATCCACGAAGTCATCGCTCAAAAGATCTTTGATTGAACTTGCTGTGCCTGCTCCTCCAGATGATAATGAATCATCTTTGTCAGAGTCAGTTTGCCATCTAGCATCAGCAAAAACTATACCAGTTTCTGTGGTTTGATCTGTGTTGTCGATCAATACGAAATCATTGCCATCTGCCAATGTTGTGTCATATCTATAGATTTTTGGATAGTTTTCTAAATCTGAAGTATCAATCCATAAATCATTTGCGACCAAAGCAGTACCATCTGATTGTGTGGTAGGTTTGGTTGCTGAGAATTGAGGGCCATTTGGATCAGTTGTGGCATAAACTTGCAGATAACCTTTCCATGCAGATCCATTGTGGACCATGATATCGGCCTCTAAATTGGTATTATACCATAAAGTTCCATTAGTTGGTTCATTGCTCGGTTCTGAACTTGAAGCTGTGTAGCTCAAACGTTTCCAGTTGGTGGCAACAACCACTGCTGGTTGTGTAGAATCTTCTGTGTAACCTGCTGGAGCAACATATAAGTTGTCCACTTTGGTAGCAGAGTTTGCTGTGTAAGAACCGTAGTCATGTGCATTGGATGTTCCAAATCCTGCATTAGCTAGAGCTGTGCCTGAAGAAACGTTCCACATTCTAAATTCACCACCCAGTGCATGAGTAATTTTGATAGCACCAGTTGAAAGTTTAGTTGCAGAAATATTTGTAAATCCTGCTGCACTGATCGCCGCAACAAAATCATCAGCACCTGTTCCGCCTAGTGTTACAGTTTTTGCTGTGTCTAGAGCAGATTGACCTTTCAGTGATTCTTGTATTTTAAATGCATGTGTGTTAGTGAAAGAAGGACTCGTATTTTTTGAAGTGATTGAAGTAACACCACCTTCATATTTGAAAACTGTGAAGTCAGCCAATTTAGGAGTAGTGTCAAAAGCACCCAGAGTTGATTGCTCTGCTGCGTTGTATTGAGTGTAAAGTGTTCCTGCTGATATACCAGAACCACCATTCACAGAATCTATACCATAGATCGCTGAATGATTGTTGGCATATAGTGGAGCATCTACCACTGACCAAGCACTGGTGCTAGAATTGTATTTTTTAATAGCAACATCTGCTCCTGAATTTGGAGTGGTTGTCTTAAACCACACAGATCCAGTTGGAGCATTATTTTCTGCTGTTTTCCATTCTGGTCTGCTAGAGTGTGCAGACGTTTGGAATAGTTTAGTTCCGCCTGACCAAGTAGAAGTTCCTACTTGTACCCAAGCATTAGAACTATTCTTGTAATAAATTTTATTTGTATTGTTTGTGGTATTGATTGCATAATCACCCTGTGAACCAATTGCTGTTTTTGGTGTACCTGTAGATACTGAACCAACTAGATCACTGGTTGATGTGATATAGATTGGATCAATAGTAGTGAATGCTTGATCAGTTGATGACCATTCAAATAGTCCTGGCACAGTTGATGATAAATCAAACCAGTAAGAATTATTAGTTGGAGCAGATGATGGGGCAGTTGCACTGCCAATCAATTGTGAAAGATTAATATTTGCTCTTAATACAAAAGCTCTGTTAGCAATACCTAAGAATGAATAAGCTGCTTGCAAGCCATATTCGTTTAGCTCATAACCATTCAATGAATTGCCAGATGAGTCTGTATAGAATTTTGGATCGCCAAAAGTCTCTGTTAATTCTCTTTGTGAAGAGATCAAATATACTGAATTTGCGTTGGCAGTTTTAGTGCCTGCTGCTACGGCCGATCCCGCGCCGTTTAATTTGTTTTGTGCTGAAGCAACAATTATCAGTGGTGTTGTTCCCGCATCCGATGGTACATAGAAACTCTCGTTTATTACTGTAACTTCTACGCCTGGTGATGTTAATGCCATTTTTAGTTCTCCTTGCAAGTATAACTGATGTATTTATTGTTCTGCACGGTTTTTACGGAGTTATCTTGACAATTTTGGTGCCTATATAGGGTACGTAAATACATATATGAAACGACCTCTGTGTAACACTTGTAAATCCAAGCCTAGAGCATATGGCTATCGTAAAGGCACCAAAATCTATTGGCGTAGTCAATGTGATACTTGTATACGCAAACGTAAGAACTTAAAAATCAATGGCATTGCTCGTTGGATTCAATCGGGTTACCGCAAAAAAAATCGTTGCGAGTTATGCGGATTTAAAGCAGTTAATGAGCAACAAATGGATGTGTTTCATGTGGACGGCAACAGAAATAACACTTCTATCTATAATTTAAAAACTATATGTGCCAATTGTCAGCGCCTAAAAAGTACCCAAGATTTAGGATGGTCTATCGGGGATCTTGAAGCAGATGCTTAATCATAGCATCTACTTGTATTTTTAAATCTTCTAAATTGCCTGAGTTATCTATTTCATAATCAAACTTCTGTCCTATCCAATCCCACTCGCTTTGATGCACTGCTCTTTCCTGCATTTCTTGTTGTGTGGGTATAGGACCTCGTCTAACCAATACAACTCGGCCTTTTAATGCTCTAATAGTTTCTATTTCATTAATGAATCTTGTGTCGCTGAGCACTATTTTTCCACCTTTATAACGAGCAGTGAAAGAATCTATCCAAATGCTGTCGTGGAAATGTCCTCGCATGATTTCTGTGCCCCAATACTGTAGAATATATCGCGGAGTCACTGCTTTATTAAGTTTATTACTCCAGTAAGGATCAATTCTTTCTCTCCACATGCGACTCTCTTGTGTGGCTCCTTCTAATAATTGTCTATCCCAACCAAATATTGCACTCACAGCATCTTTTAATGATTTTGCAAAACTATCTCTGTGAAACTCGTGATCTTTAACCAAAAATTCTGCGACTGTGTCTTTGCCAGACCCAATTAATCCTACTAATCCTATCAGCATAGAATTATATTACAGGTTTTTAATTCTTTTTGCAATCTCTTGTTTGACTTTTTTAACTGTGATTAATATTTGTTCTCGCATTGCAGGTTTATCGGCCACTCTGCTCATATTTTCCAATGCAGTAACTAGATCTTCCAGTTCTTCGAGTGTCAGATCGCGAATTTTTTTAATGCCTGTGCTAGCCATAATCAAATATATTTAATCTGAAGTTATAAAGAATTCTAAGATAATAAAAAGAATTAACCGATAATAAAACTGGTTGCGTTTCCGCCTTCCATATTAAGAAGAATTTCTTGATCTAATTTTTCCATCAGTGCCATGCCTTCTTGTTTTAATGTTTCACCATTTAGAGATGTTCCACCTTGTGGACCATTGATAGTACTAAATTTACTTCTTGCTTCGCCTAGCATTACTTTACAAACTGCAAGAGTATAATCTCTAAGCCAAGGTTTAACATATATGTCTTTCATTAGAGTTATGTCTGGTCTATAATTGTCTGTGTGTAATAAAACTCTCTCAGTGTCAATTCTTGGACGCTGTGTTATGGTCAACGTTTTTGTGGCATTGTCATAATGAAATTGTATAAAAGAACCAAACATTTTTCCCACTAATTCTTGATATGAAGCAAAAGCATAATAGGTAGCCAATCCGCCGGCTGCA